TATATATATATACTATTTAACCCCTGAACAAACATAATTCAGGGGTTTTTTATTTAGAAAGGAAGGTGATATTTCATGGCTAAGCTTACGAGAAAACAGCAAAGGTTTGCTGATGAATATTTGGTTGATGCCAATGCTACACAGGCAGCTATTCGTGCGGGTTATAGTGAAAAAACAGCATATAGTCAAGGACAAAGACTGTTGAAGAAAGTTGAAGTGAAAAAATATATTGAAGAACAGCTTGAAAGAATTCATAATGAAAAAATTGCTGATGCTCAAGAAGTCATGATGTATCTCACTTCCGTTCTTCGTGGTGAATCTTTATCTGAAATTGTGGTAATTGAAGGAACTGGTGATGGGTGTTCTGATGCAAGAAGAATGATGAAGCTGCCTGATGAAAGGGAAAGATTAAAAGCTGCCGAATTGATTGGGAAAAGATATGGAATGTTTACTGATAAAGTGAATGTTGAAGGTACTATTCCAGTTGTAATAATTGATGACTTGGGCGAGGAAGACGATGATGACTAATAACGCATTAGTAATACAATCATTTTTAGACCCTGATGAACAAAGGCTTTATATTTATTAGGGTGATGTATATGGTTAAAAGAAAGAAAATATCACTTAAGAACGTTGTTGGTAAGCATTATAACCAATTTTGGAATTTTAAAGGTAGATATAGAATTGTTAAAGGTTCAAGGGCATCTAAGAAATCAAAAACTACTGCACTTTGGATTATTGTTAATATGATGAAATACCCTAATGCAAATACATTGGTCATCAGAAAAGTATTCAGAACATTAAAGGATTCATGTTTTACGGAACTCAAATGGGCGATTAATAGATTATGTGTTCAGGAGTTTTGGGACATAAAAGAATCACCACTGGAAATGACCTATATTCCCACAGGTCAAAAAATATATTTCAGGGGGTTGGATGACCCGCTGAAAGTTACGTCCATAACAGTTGAAAAGGGTTCATTGTGTTGGATGTGGATTGAAGAAGCATATGAAATTTTGAATGAAGATGATTTTAATATCCTGGATGAAAGTATTCGTGGTCAGGTCGATGATGGTTTATTCAAACAGATTACATTGACATTCAATCCCTGGAACGAGCATCACTGGATAAAGAAAAGGTTCTTTGATGCACCACCTGACCCTGATATTCTTGCAATGACAACTAATTACTTAATGAATGAATTCCTTGATGAAGCAGACAGAAAAGTTTTTGAAACTATGAAGAAAAACAATCCAAGGCGGTATCGGGTCGCAGGTCTTGGCGAATGGGGAATTGTTGATGGTCTTATCTTTGAAAATTGGGAAGAAAAAGATTTCAACTTAGAAGATATTAAGAAAATTAAAGGTATCAAGTCAGCATTTGGTCTTGACTTTGGTTATACCAATGACCCTTCTGCCTTATTTTGTGGAATGGTTGACCTTAATAATAAGGTGATTTATGTATTTGATGAAATGTATAAAACAGGAATGTCCAATGAAGCTATATATAATGAAATAGTAAAAATGGGTTATGCTAAAGAAAGAATAACAGCAGATTCTGCAGAACCTAAGTCAATTGATAGACTTAGAGAATTGGGAATACGACATATAAAAGCAGCAAGAAAAGGCAAAGACAGTGTAAACAATGGAATTGACTTCATTCAAGATTTCAAAATTGTTATTCACCCAAGATGTGTTAATTTTATAACTGAAATTAGCAATTATACCTGGGATGAAGATAAATTTGGGAAGAAAATAAATAAACCAATTGATGACTTTAACCATCTGATGGATGCGATGCGGTATGCACTTGAAGATTTCATTAAAGGTCAAACATTTAGCTTTGACTAAAAAAGGCGGTGAATTGCATTGTTTGGATTTTTGAATTTTGGAAAAGACACAAGAAGAATTAATGAAATTATTGCTGAAGGTGCTAAAACCATTATGACTGATACACAGTTCCTTGAAAAAGAAATCAAGAAGTTTAAGAATTCACCAAAACGGATAGCAATGATTACTGGGGAACGATATTATTTAGGTGACCATGATATTTTGCAAAGAAAAAGAACTGTTATTGGTGAAAATGGTGAACCTCAGGAAGTTAACAATCTCCCCAATAATAAAATCATTGATAATCAGTATGCTAAAATGGTTGACCAGAAAGTAAATTACTTGCTTGGACAACCATTAACTTTTGATACTGATAATAAAAAATATGAAGAAGAATTAAAGAAAATCTTCAATAAGCGGTTTCATAGAACATTAAAAAACATTGGGGAAGATGTATTAAATGCTGGTATTGCTTGGTTACATCCTTATTACAATGAGCAAGGTGAATTATGTTTTAAAAAATTCCCACCATACGAGATTTTACCTTTCTGGAAAGACTCAGAACACACTGAATTAGATTTTGCAGTTAGACTGTATGAAGTTGAAGGTTATGAAGGAGAAAATGAAGTAATTATCGAAAAGGTTGAAGTCTATACTACTAATGGTATTCATAGATATGAATTAAAGGATGGTGTTTTAATTCCTGATGTTGAAAATCCGTCATCTACTTATATTGTTACAACAGACGAACAAGGAAATGTTGAAGGTTGGAATTGGTCAAAGGTTCCGTTGATACCATTTAAATATAATCATAAAGAAATTCCATTAATAAATCGACTTAAAAGTTTACAGGATGGTATTAACACCATTGTTTCTGATTTTATGAACAATATGCAGGAAGATGCAAGGAATACAATACTGGTCATTAAGAACTATGATGGAACAAACCTTGGTGAATTTAGGAATAATCTGGCAACTTATGGTGCTGTTAAAGTAAGAACTGTTGATGGTGCAGATGGCGGCATTGATACATTAACAGTTGAAGTAAATGCAGAAAATTATAAATCAATATTGCATGTTCTTAAGAACGCTTTAATCGAGAACGCCAGGGGATTTGATGCCAAAGATGACCGCTTAAACACTAATCCTAATCAGATGAATATTCAATCAATGTATTCTGATATTGATTTGGATGCTAATGGTATGGAAACAGAATTCCAGGCTGCTTTTGAAGAACTTCTTTGGTTTGTCAACGTTCATCTTGCTAATACTGGCAAAGGCGATTTTGAAGATGAAGAAGTTACAATTATATTTAACCGGGATATGATGATGAACGAATCTGAAATAATTGAAAACTGTCAAAAATCAATGGGCATCTTGTCACATGAAACTATCATTGGTCAGCATCCTTGGATTTCTGATGTAAGTAATGAGTTGGAAAGGATTAAGGAAGAAAAGAAATCAGCTATGGATGAATATTTGGATTCCTTCAATCCTGTAAAGCAGCCATATGATGAAAATGGTGACAGTGATGAAGAATAAAGCTTACTGGAAAAGAAGAATGGAAATGCTTGAAACTGCCCAGCTTGAAAAAGGTCAAAGGTTTTATGCTGACCTTGAAAAACAATACAAAATTGCTTCAGCCAATATTGAAAAAGAAATCAATAATTGGTATCAAAGATTTGCAAAGAACAATCAGATTACTATGGCTGAAGCAAAGAAACTTCTTAACACTGGTGAACTTGCTGAATTTAAGTGGAATGTTGAACAGTACATTAAATATGGTAAAGAAAATGCACTTAATCAACGGTGGATGAAAGAACTTGAAAATGCTTCAGCAAGAGTTCATATTTCAAGGTTGGAAGCATTAAAACTTCAGTTACAGCAACAGGTTGAAATATTGTATGGAAACCAAGTGGATGGAATTGATAAACTACTTCGTGACATTTATTCTGAAGGTTATTACCATACAGCCTTTGAAATTCAAAAAGGCTTTAACATTGGTTGGGATTTACATAGTCTTAATAGCAATCAACTTGATAAGATACTTTCAAGACCGTGGTCGATGGACGGAAGGACGTTCAGTGATAGAATATGGGTGAATAAACAACAGCTTATTGGTTCACTTCAAACACAATTAGCCCAAGCAGTTATAAGGGGTGAATCACCTGATATTTTAATCAAGAATCTTGCCCAGCAAATGAATGTTGATAGGAATAAAGC